AGCTTACCCATCTTGTTCAACATCTTCTGGAACTCCAAGCGAGTGGCAGGGTTGATTGTAGGGTTCTGCATGTGGCGGAAGAGATTATCCAAGTTAACTGCGCCCATAAGGCGTGCTAACGTTTCTATCTTGGCTGGGTCGTCCTCGATCATCTGCAGCTGTCCGCGCGATAGGATGGAGGTGTGTTCGAATTTCGGGTCGGTAAGTTTATCTACTTGATTGCTCATAATATCCAAGTGTACCTGTTTGTGCAGGTGTTTGTCAATGTTGAAGGTATTTTAGCAGGGCTGGAATTTTTTGGGAAGGTTCTTTTTAGGGGTGGGGTGTTTCTGTGAAGTGGTTCTTTTTGAGAGAAATGTAAACTATAGAAGTGGTTCTTTTTGAGAGACACCTATTTTTAGGGGGGTTGCTATATGGAACACCTAAGCATGGACGTACGCCCCTGCCCTGCTCGTTCCCTACCCCCACTTCAAATGGCTGACCCTATATGACAAGGCTATCGCTTTTGGTAGTCATTCTCAAAAGTCCACAGTGGACTTTTTACAATCAAGGATAAAAAATCATGAATAAAAATCAAAAAACAAAATTTGCGAAAATCATCACTTCTTTAAGAAACGCTGATGCGACCAATAAAGAGAGTATTACAAAATCAGACAGCGTGGCTGATAGCATTGCAAAAGTTTACCGTTCAGGCACAGACAGTACGGCTTGGCTTGAATACTTTACGGCTGAAGTTGCCAACGGTTCAATCAAGCCAAAAGAAGTTAAACTTATGCAAAACAATATCGGCAAAAAAGCCACGCAACGCAAAATGTTTTCGCTTGATGATAAAGCAAAACCAACTCAACGTGCTAGACTTATGAAAGGTAACAAGACGCTACTAGCTGAGGGTTTATGTACTCAAACACAACTAGACAGTAAAGCGTATTTATGGATAGTTGACGATGTGAAAGCCACGCCGGAAAAAACGGCAAAGGATAAACTTCAAGCAATTATCAACGACTTCAATATCGAAAGCGTAGAAAAACTTCTTGAAATCGCAAAAGAAGTTGAATTCAAATAACCACTAACCAAAAGTGAAAAGCCCCGAAAGGGGTTTTTTGCGTGGGCGACTTACAAAAAAGTCCACAGTGGACTTTAGGTCAGCCACGACTCATAGGCTAATAAAAAGCGAACACATAAGGAGTTACTCAGATGAATTATAAAACTAAATACACGCACTCGTACGGAATTAACTGGATAAGGTTTACAGACAGAGAAACTAAAGAGGTTATCCACCTACACAGGTTTGAGAACGAACGAGGTGCTACCAAAATACCTAGTCTATTAAACCAATCCACAGATGAAAATGCTTCACGACTCATAGGCTAATAGGCGGCGACCTAATAAGACACCAATAATCGTGTCTTATTCGTTGTCTTATTACAAAATGCTTTAGTAGATAGGGTTTGAGTACCCTATTAAGACAATAAGACAATAAGACATAATATAAAAGAGAATAAAAGTTTTAAAAAGTTAGAGAGAATTAACTATGAAAAAAGAACAACAAAGAAAACCAAAAAGACTCTCCGGCAATCTCTCTCAGAAACTTTGTCTTATTGTCTTATTCTAGGAAAATCAAGGACTTACACGTGTCTTATTGTCTTAATACAATGTCTTATTGCAAACTTTGTCTTAATACATTTTGGCTCGAAATCGCTCTTTATCATGTCTGTTGCTCCAAGCATTCGCAGACATGATAACCTTTTTTTAACCCAATGTCAACCCTTTTTATAACAATTTAACAAATAAAGTCCACCGGTGGACTTATCAACTAGGAGTAACAAAATGGAAAATAACAATCAAATAAAAAACAACAAGTACACAACGACTTATACAGATGATTTCGAGTCATTAAACAGTGAACCCGAAACTATCCACGAAGTACAAAAATACTTCGACCAACCACTCAGAAGTGATAGTTGTTGTGGTAACCAATCGCACTTATTCATGTTGGAGAAATTATCATGGAAAAACTAAAATCAATCATCGCATCAATATTGATGTCTTTATTACTTGCCACATTATTCTCTTGGATAATGATTAACTTCATAATGGGTTGTGGAGATAACTACTACAATTCCAAAGGACAAATAATCGCAGGGGAATGTGTAGCAATGCCTTGGGTAACTTACCAAGGTGGGGAGGTAATCAATGAATAAAATTAACAACAATCAGATGAGCGAGTTCACGACTCATCAGCGAGCCTTTAGGACTAATAACGAAACGGTGTACGCCGAGTACAAACACAGCCGTCACTCAAACCACGACACCTACGTTGTCTACTCGTACGGGGAACACTTCCCGATGTATGTTTACGATGATGAGGTGGAAATGTGGTTCGGGAATGAGGACAAGTATTCGCCTACTACATCAAAACACCAAAGACTAGCACGCCCCGACACAGACGACATGACTATGCTACCAACAGATGCGTTGGTGGACATGATAGCACTTGGCGGGTACAGAGAATACTGTGCTGAGCGGTGTGGGACTATGTATTTCGCCCACAGACACTAGACAATAAAAGTCCACCGGTGGACTTTTAGCGTTTGAAACGACTAATTAACATAAGTTAATAACAACGGGACGGTAGCACCCACTTATGCTACCAAACTATAGGAGATAGCAATTATGCCATCAATTAACCAAGTCGTAGACGTAGCGACTTCAATACTACGTAAATCACCAACTGCTGTACCTTTCTTTAAAGGTAAGCCGGGAATGGGAAAATCTGATGCTTGTATCCAAGTGGGACACAACCTAGATATATCAGATGATCGCATTCTAGTTGTGCATGTGAACAACCACGATGTAGTGGACTTTACCGGTGTGCCATCAGTAACCGATGATGGAGTAACGATATTCAACCCGACCGACATGTTCTACAAGTTCAGAGAGGGAACGGGTGCAGGGCTTATCGTACTAGAGGAACTACCACAGTCCTCGACTCATCACCAAACGTGGGCGGCGGGTTTTATCTTGGAACGCTCTACACCAACGTTCAAACTAGACAAAGATGTACGGTTTGTTGTAACGGGTAACCGAGTAGAGGACAAAGCAGGGGCGAAACAGTTACTAACGCACCTATCCAACCGTATGTATGAGTTCGAGATGGAAACGTCACTAGACGATTGGTGTGAGTGGGCGATGACGCATGATGTAGACCCGTTAGGTATTGCGTTCATGAGATTGCGACCGCAACTGTTGAACGACTTCGACCCGATGCGTTCAGTCAATCCAACACAAAGGGCGTGGACTCAACTGTTCACAGAAGTACCCCGTGACTTGCCAACAGACTTATATATGTACGCTTGTGAGGGTAAAGTTGGTGAGGGAGCGGCGGCTGAGTGGGTAGCGGCACGTTCACTAATGAGCAAGATGCCATCAGTTGACTCAATCAGACTGCAACCCGATAAGACCGAAGTGCCGGAAGAACCCGCAGTGAAGTACGCAGTAGCGACTGCGTTAAGTATGACCGCAGAACCCGACTCGTTCGATAGGGACATGAAGTATGTAGCCCGTATGCCAAAAGAGTTTCAGATGGTGTATGTAACTGACGCACTACGACTACACCCCGAGTTGCAACAGACGAAGGACTTTATTACTTGGGCGGTTGCCAACAAGGACATCTTTATGGGGGGTGAGTAATGAGTATCAACTCAATAGTAAATATAGCGATAGGTGTCGCTATGGGCGTGATGGCGTTGTACATCATCACATTAATTTCTTTATACACATAGGAGGGTGTATGCACATGAGATATTTTTTATGCCAAGAAGATAATGAGCAGTTCATTGTCGAGGCAATTGACCTTAGAGAAGCCAAAGAGCGTGCCGAAGTGTACAACGCGGTGGTAATTAAGGAAGTACCTAAAAAGGAGATATACAAATGAATATGAATGACATATTGGCGAACGCCATCAACGATGCTGTGGAACATAAGCACGAAGTCCACAGTGGACTTATTGAGTCGCACGACTCACCACCGGAAACCGTCGCAGAAACGGATCAGGAAGACAGAGTAACGACGAAGCCAACAGTAAGTGTGAAAGGACTAGATGAGAAAGCAGTTCTAGTAAGCGTTAAACGTCGCATGTACTCGCCGTATAAACTAGACCAAGAGGAGTCTAAGAATTATGGGGCAGGTAACGTGAACAAACACTTGTTCGAGGGGCGTAACAACAAAGTCAAGGAAACGATAAGCAAGTTCTCTGATGTATATGTATATGTAAAAGAGAACACCGTACCTTGGAGTACCGGAGTTGATATGCTGAACATAGACCACTACATGGAGTTTACTAGCGGATTGCGACAACTCGTAGACCAAGCGAACCAAGCAGTTAACTCGTTGTACGCTTGTTGGGACGACGAAGTCCAAGCGGACTTGGATAGACTTGCAAAGATAGCACAAGCGAAAGGGAAACCGAACCTTGCAGACCCTAGCGACTATCCGTCAGCAGATGAGATGAGAGCGAAGTTCAGCGTAGATGTAAGATACATGCCCGTGCCAACGACCGGCGACTTCAGAGTAGTAATATCAGATGAGGACAAGGCGTCGTTGCAACAGCAGTTAGATGATGCAGGTAACAACGCAACCAAGCATGTACTTGAGTCAATGATAACGCCTATGAAACGTGCCATCGAGAAGTTAGCAGTGCCAATCGGCAAAGATGGTAGTGTGTTCAGAGATACGTTAATCGACAACATGGTAGATGTCGCAGAGCGTATGAATAAAGTGAACATCAGCGACGACCCTGCAATCCAAGAAAAGATTAACGACCTAAGAAGTCTTGTTGGAGCGTACGCTAGTCCGATAGGTAAAGACAACTTGCGTAGTAGTCAGACTGTACGTGAGAAAGCAGTTAATCAGATAGATAGCCTAGTTAGTCAGATGGCAGGGTTGGTGTAGCATGGGATATAGAAGTGATGTAACAATCATAATCTACGGCGATACTAAAGATGTAGTAGCGTTCGTAGCGTCAGAGAAGTTGAAAGGGAAACCAAAGGATATCGACTTCCACCCGTTAGATGAGAAAACGGACGACAACTACCACGAGAAAAACCAATACACCTACGGAGGGAACGATGAGTTCATGATGTTGGAGTTCAATTGGTGGGACGTGAAGTGGTACGACTCATACCCCGAGGTTGAATGGTGGCAGGACATAGCCGGTAACTTTGAGCAAGGGTATGCAAGTTTGAGCATGGAATTGGCGATAGTTGGCGAGTCAGTAGATGACAACCGAACCGACTACTACGGCGAGAACTGTGAGTATATGTTGAATATTAGTAGAGAAATTACTAAAAACCTACCATAGGAGGTAATATGAGTAATGCAGTAGCAGTTGAGGAAACTATAAACCAAGCAGAAGTAGAGCGTAAAGTCGGAAAGGCGAAAGCACTACTAATTTTAGACCACCCGTTCTTTGGAACAGCAGTATCCAAGCGACCGATACAGTACACAAACGCTGTACCAACCGCAGGTATGAGTGCCACCGGACAGATGGTATTGAATCCAGCGTTTATCGAACCGCTAACCGTTAAGAACATTATGTTTTTGATGGCACATGAAGCCATGCACTACATGTTGGCACATGCGTTAAGGCGTAAACACCGCGACCATAGAGCGTGGAACGTAGCGTGTGACAAAGTCATTAACGACACACTCATAGACGCAAACGTCGGAGATTTTATCAACGGCGGTGTAACACTACGAGATGGTAGGAACTACGCTAGTGAGGAGTTGTACGACGAGAACGACGACGACATGGGTAGTGGTGGTATCGGCGAGGACGTAGGCGACCCGACAGATGAGAACGGGAAACCACTAGACGAGTCGCAGATACACCAACTTGAGGCACAAGCGAAGATTGATGCTATTCAGTCAGCGAAAGCCGCGAAGGCATCGGGTAAGTTACCCGCGTCAATTGAACGTATGGTTGATGAGATGGTTAACGTAACAACTCCTTGGCACGAGAAGTTAGAGAGGTACATGACCTCCAAGGTTAAAGACGGCTACTCATGGAACAGACCGAACCGTAGGTTCATCGGGCAAGGGACATACCTCCCCGGGACGGACTACGTGGCACGTATGGGCGAGTTAGTTATCGCAGTCGACACGTCGGGAAGTCTGAACGACAAAGAGTTGGGGTACTTCAACAGTCACATCAATCGCATACTAGACACATGTATGCCCGAGAAAGTCACAGTGTTGTATTGTGATTGGGATATTGGTGGGACAGCAGAGTACACACCTGATGACTTACCTATTAAGTTAGAACCGGTAGGTGGTGGAGGTACGTCGTTCAAGCCGGTGTTCAAGTGGATTGAGGACTACGCCAACGAGGTTGAGTGTCTTATCTACTTCACTGATGGGTGGGGCGACCAAAACGAAATCGAAACCCCCGCAGTTGATACGGTGTGGTTAACCACTGAGAAAGACGAGTTCCCTTTCGGTGAGATTATTAAATTTGATATAGAGGAGTAACGCATGGATATGCAGACCGCAGGACTAATAATGTCCGCCCTAATGATACTATCGTTCTACGTTGGTAGAGCGGTAGGTCGTATGCACTTGCAGATGGCAGTAGTGCAAGCAGAGGTTGAGTTGTTAAAACAAGTCAACGCAACGTTAGACCAAGCAGTAAAACAAGCGAAAGCAAAGGAGGAAACATGAAGTATGAAGTACAGATAGACCAAGTGGTATCGGAAGTCGTATTTGTCGATGCAGACAGTGAGAACGACGCGATGAACAAAGCAGGCGACGAGTTATACCAAAGCAACGATAGTAGTTTTGATGGTATGCCCGAGTATAAATTTTCAGTAAGAAAAATGGTTGACACCAAGGAGATAAATAATGAAAGCAAGTAACTTTTTTAAAGAGAACACGGGGATTTACCCCGAAAAGGTTAGACGTTGGGACGAGTTTAATGCGTTCCACATGAACAACGGTATGTTCGTAGAGTTTGAGTCCGGAGAGTTAATGGTAAGAGGTGCGTCGAACCCCGACAGTCGCAAGTACTACCCCGAGTATGATGTTCAGTTAGTGACGACGACCGACTCAGATTGTCCGACACTATACTTGGATAAGGAGTGTACTCAACCCGTTAAGAAAGCGTGGGTAAGTCATCATGGACAACAACAGTTAGCGATTGACTATGAGAGAAAAGTTGCCGTTGCTGTGTTTGAGGGGTGGCGAACAGATAATAACACCGTACTAGGTGACCACGTGGAACGAGCGAGTGCGTATTGGGCAGGGCAGAAACGACTACCCGTACCACTAGCGAAAATCAAGGTGCAGACACCCGACCCCGAGTACAAGAAAAAGATGGCTAAGGTGTTGACCGATGTACGAGCCGCGGTCAGTGCAATCCACCGAATGAGTGACGCCAACAGTGATTATTGGTGGTCGGAAGTTCATCTAGCAGACCCGAAGTGGTACGACTCATCAGTGAGTGACATCGTTGCAGAGTTAAGCCAAGACGAACGAGTGATGTACAACATTGCAACTAAAGGATTTGAATACCCGAGGAAAACTAATGAAGTGGAATTCTTATACGTCAAAGAACGTAAACAAACCTAGTGAAAGAGTGTGCTACAAATGTGGCAACGAACCAACGATAGTAGATGGGTGGGGGCATGACTTATGCCCTGCTTGTTATATCAAAGTTAAATACAGTAAACCAAAAATAAAAAGGAGATTGACATGGCAATCAAACAAATAGTACATGAAGCGTATGCAGTAGCAAAAGACGCATCAATAGATAGCATTGAAGTAACACTAGACACAAGTAAGTGGTCAAAACGTAAACAAAACATCATTGTTAAAGCGATAGACACCGGTATCGCCGACTGTGGGTGGGACACGGCTAACTTCGTGGGTAACTTGTTAGACACTTATGGACTTGGAACCCAAAAGATTACGCATTGGAACCAAGAGTTAAGTCTAAACCTTGTTAAACCCGAGAAGGTAGAAGAAGTGAAAGCGTACATCGCGGCACTTATACGCCTTAAAGAACACACGTCGTGGTCAGAGGATAGGTACATGGACTCGTTAGAGCGTGACGACTACCCTACGTCGACAGTACCTATCCCTAACAGTTTTAGTAAGGAGGACAGACACAAGTTTGTTAAGGACTACTTGAAAGCTAAAGACGAGCAAGAGCAGGAAATTAGAAATAATTTAATAAATGACATAAGAAGTGGTCACAAGTTAACTATTTCGTTTACAATATAAAAAGGAGAGCAAAATGGCTTATGTAAGAAAAACACAAACGCTAGTCGATGGCATCGGCTACAAAGTTGAAAGTATGAGGGACGCTGAAGTAAAACTCCGCGGAAAGAACAAGGTCGCACTAGAGATAGGTACGCCTTTGTACAACGACGTACGCCACGCGATTGAGAGTGCCGTATGGAGTGAAGCACCCGAACTAAAAGATAAGATACCCGACGATTGGTGTAAGCACGAGGACGTTATGTCCGCTACGTTTAGACCGAAGGGGGAACTCGACGTAACTAGAGTTACATTCGAAACCTCGGTCGGGGATAAACTCAAACTACCACCAAACGTTAGCAGGTGGGACACTATCCCCGTAAATGAGAAATATACGACCCAAGCAGTTAGAGATTGGGTCGCTGGTAGGTTAGCGATTGAGAGAAGTCAGAAAGAAACGTACGATTTGTTCGGGAACATAAAACAACAGATAACTGATTTCTTGGAAACCCATGCGTCACTCAACGCCGCGGTCAAGGCAATGCCCGAGTTGGAGTTGTACGTACCCCAAGAGTACCTAGACAAACTAAAAGAGAAAACTGTGAGGGTTAAGAAAGAAACCGTCGAAGCCCCAGAGGTTAACGTCGATGTCGAAGCGTTAACACGAGCAGCGGTAGCGCACAGAATTACATCGGGTAACTAATATGTACGACATAGGCGAAATAGTAGTAGGTGGTGTACTTTTAGCAAGTGCGGGGGCACTTGTGTACGCTTCCGACTTTAATAGAAACGTAATCAATAAATCAAAAAAGGAGACTAAAAATGTTAGATGTGAACGAACTAAGTAAGAAGTGGAACCAAATTTTAATTATAAGAGAACTGAAGGACGACTTATCCACATACGAGAGTAAATCCCTAAGCGATACGGAGTTTGCGATGCTATGTCATATCGCCCACCAAAACGGTAACGCGAACATCACTAGTATCGCCAAACACCCGTACTTCGCTGTGACGTCACTGTCGACTGTTAAACGTGCGGTAGTGCGACTGATGAGCGAGGGGTTAATACGTACCAACAACACATCACCGGATAGACGTGAGAATATGTTGGAGGTGGTAGACAATGGGTAAGGCGATAATCCTCACGCTTATGTGGGTAGGACTTACAGGGTTAGTAGTCTTTATAGGGTGGACTGCCAAGCCTAGTGGTAACTGGAAATTAAATAAAAAGTAAAACCCGTTAGCGTGTGAAAGTCCACTGTGGACTTTTAGCAGGAGCATGCCAACTTAATAACACTGCACAACTCAAGGAGAGTAGTAATGAAAAAGAAAGATAAAAATTCAATTGCCAGTAAGGCACGTAAAGCAGGCTTGGAGCCTAGAGTAGTATACGCACGAATGAACAAAGGGTGGTCGCTTAAGAAAGCGTTATCGACACCGGTGCGTGAAACCAAGCGACATGCTAAGGTTAAAGATAAGGAGCCAACGGTGGCTAAGAGTGTCACGACTCATAAGCGCGTCGCACCTAAATTGAACAAGCCGGTAGTAGAACACTACAAATCAGATAGAGGTCTAAACAAAGCCGTTTTGTTCAGCTTAGGTATTATAATCGCTCTTTTAATGGTTTTAATATTGGGGGGATAAATGAACCTACATGACAATAAGTTATGCAAAAAGAAGTGCGACTGCGTTATGAACATGCTTGCCGAGGTGGAGGAACTATTGCAGTACCCTCGGTCGGATAGAGAACAACTCATCAAGAGTAAGGTTGAGTTGGTACTCCAAGACATTCAGTACTTGTCCCGTGAGATTGATGGCGACAAGGACGACTACTTAATGACTTACGCTAAGGGTTGGAAATGACTAGAATATACAAAACGAAAAAGTTTGAACTATCAGACAGTAGTGTGATGGACGCGCGTGAAATAGTGGAAAAGTACAACGTGCCTCTAGGAACCACTAGGACTAGGTTATCTAATGGCGTTCGAGATGTTGAGGTGTTAAGTAAACAACCACTGTCACACAAACAGAATAAGTACCGAAACACGGGAGCCTCTAACGAATATATACCCGAGAAAACGGTTAAGGAGAAAATAGCGCAACGTAACTTTTTCTGCCCCATGTCTCGATTAGCACTGAAAACGATATGAGCTGGTATTGTCAAATGGTAGATGGCGAACGTCGATGTATGGACTGGGGAGAGTACCGCAAATATGGTTGGGTACTGAGTAAGTCATTCACAGTTGAAGAGTACATGGGCGTATTCAAAAAGAAAGGTTAACAACTAGCCCCCTTACCATAGGGTTAAATTTTAGTATGCTCTCTCACCTTGGCATTCATAGAGTGCCTTGCGTACTAAGGTCTAATCCTATTTTAAGGGGGTTACACTAGGAGAATAATATGGAACAACACAAACACGCAGAAGTAATTCACGCTTGGGCTGAAGGTTACACTGTACAGAAGAAACACAAACTGTGCTGTGATAAGAAGTACGCCAAGTGGGTAGACTGCGACTCAACACCTTTGTGGTTCGAAGACGAGGAGTATAGGATTAAACCGTACAAGGAGAACGAATGAATATTTGTACAGTAGACCTAGAGACCTTTTGGGACGTTGGCCACTCCCTAACCAAGATGTCACCTATCGCATACTGTATGCACCCCGACACCGAAATCATTAGTTGTGCGTTTAAGTTCAACGATGAGGAAACCGAAGTAATTTTCGGTGAGGAAAACGTAAAGGAATACTGCGCGAAAGTAGATTGGTCACAGTATTGGGTAGTAGGGCACAACCTATCGGGGTTCGACTCTATGATTTTATCGTGGCGTTTAGACATTAACCCAAAACTATGGGGTTGTACCTTGGCGATGGCTCGACCTATCCACGCTAAAGATGTAGGACTGTCGTTAGCCAAGTTGGTTCAGCACTACCGCTTAGGCAAGAAAGACAACTTCGCATTGTTGCAGACCAAGGGTAGACACCTATGTGACTTTACTGAGCAAGAGATTAAAGACATGGGCGTGTACAACAAAGAGGACGTTGACCAATGCTACGGACTGTTGCGACGACTCATACCGCAGACTAAGAAGCCCGAGATACTACTGATAGACATGACGATACGTATGCTCATTGAGCCTCAGTTTGATTGCGACGACGATTTACTGAATAACACCTTGGTAGAAGAAGTTGAGAGAAAACGTACCGCACTACTAGAAGCATCGAAACAGATGGGCGTGTACACCGCTGGGTTCCGATTACCCCATGGTACGTTTGACGAGTCCGCATTAGAAGCAGAGGAAGATGAAGCCGTCGAGCAAGTACTAAAACTACTTTCGTCGGCGCCGAAGTTCGGTAAGTTCCTAGAGTCGTTAGGGGTAGAAGTACCTACGAAGATATCTCCAAGGACTGAAAAAGAGATACCTGCCCTAGCGAAAACAGATGAAGCGTTCATCGCAATGCAAGAGCATGAGAACCCGTTAGTAGCCGTCGCTGCCAACGCGAGGCTTGACGCTAAGAGTACGATACTTCAGACGCGAATACAAGCGTTTCTAACCGCCGCAGAGGCGCACCCACAGCACAAGGTTCCTATCCCTTTGAAGTACTACGGAGCGGACACAACTGGGCGTTGGAGTGGCTGGGGTTACAACCCGCAGAACCTTCCACGTATCAACCCATACAAACCTAAATTATCAGATGCACTACGTAAATCGCTTAGAGCTCCACCAGGCTACAAGGTAGTTGTTGCTGACTTATCGGGTATTGAGTTGAGGGTTAACCACTTCCTATGGCAAGTTCCATCAAGCATGGAGCTGTTCCAAGAAGACGTTGAGAACGCAGACTTGTACAAGGACTTCGCTAGTAAGTTGTACGAGGTCAACCCCGACGAAGTGACGAAAGAACAACGTCAAGTAGGTAAGGTCGCCCACCTCGGACTAGGTTTTGGAGCAGGGCATATTACGTTCCAAACAGTAGCGAAGACTATGGGTGGTGTAGATATCAACTTAGAGGAGTCTAAAGAGATTGTAGATACGTGGAGAATGAGTTACTCAGACATCACTAGAGCGTGGCGTAGGTGTCATAATGTACTACCTACTATTATGCGAGGAGCAGAGGGCGGAGCAGTAGACCCTTGGGGCATGGTGTACCCAACACCGGAAGGACTTCAAACCCCTAAAGGTGTAATCAGATATCCTAACCTTCGAACAGAAGTAAACGAGGAGACGGGTAGAAGTGAGTTCATCTACGGTGACGGTCGTAACAAGGCAAGGATTTATGCAGGTAAGATTGTGGAGAACATCGTGCAACATCTAGCCCGACATGTAATCGCCGACAACGCATTAGATATGCAACGAGAGACGGGGTTAATACCTGCGCTAACAGTACACGATGAGTTGGTTTACGTCGTACCGGAAGACAAGGCACAAGAGACACTAGACACCGTACAGCGCATAATGCGAACACCTCCAACATGGTGGCCGGAACTCCTTACGTGGAGCGAAGGCGACATCGCTGACACATACGGCGACGCTAAATAAATGTAAATTAGTACCCTACAATCATAATGTTAGGGTACACTCTTTTAGAGACTTGGGGGAGTAACCAACTAAACTTTTGAGGAACTATGGACTACTTAGAGATATGCGAAGAACAAGCCGCAGAATATGCTGAAAGAGCCGCACTAGGCGGAGCGAACTACGATGATGCTTACGAGTACTATTTACGTAAGCGTATCGAAGTGTACAAAAACAAGGGTGAGGAACTAGATGAAATCGACTTTAACTAAACCGTGGAGTTACTCAGCGTTAACAGCGTTTGAGACTTGCCCGCGCAGATACCAACTGACAAGAGTAACGCGAGAGGCTACTGAGAAACAACACGAAGCCTCTATTTGGGGTAACAAAGTGCACAAGCACCTTGAGGACTACGCCAATAAAAAGGCGCAACTACCCGACGACCTAAAGAAGTACGCCAAGTACGTAGATAAGATATTTACATATGAAGGCAAGCGCATCGTTGAGAAGCAGATGGCTATTAATAGTAACTTCCGTCCTACTAAGTGGATGGCGAAGGACGTATGGTGTAGAGGTATCGTCGACATCGGTGTCGTTGGTTCAGAGACAGCGTACCTATTAGATTGGAAAACGGGCAAACACAAGCCGGACTCAGACCAGTTAAAACTATTCGCCGCACTAGCGTTCATACATTACCCTTGGGTAGACAAGATAGTGTGTGGTTTCATTTGGCTTAAGGTCGGTAAGTTTGACAAGGAGACCTACACTCGTGACGACATCACAGACATATGGGCAGAGTTTTTACCAAGGACAGAGCGACTAGGTACGGCGTTTGCTACAGATAAGTGGCAAGCTAAACCTTCGGGGTTATGTCGCAACTGGTGTCCGGTAGGAAATAAACTTTGTGAATTTTGTGGGGTATAAGCTATGGGTATGACACCGGAAGGTAAAGTCAAAAAGAAAGTAAAAGAGTATTTAGTATCTATAGGCGCTTGGTACTATATGCCGGTTTCAAACGGTATGGGACGTTCGGGTTGTCCGGACATACTAATATGTTACAAAGGTCGTTTCATGGCTTTTGAAACTAAAGCACCGGGTAAGTTAAAGAACACAACTCCAAACCAAGACCGAGAGATTGCCGGTATCAACAAGGCAGGCGGTATGGCTATTGTAGTTGACGACGTAGAACAAGTTAAGGAGGCCATCAATGCCAAAGACATCAGCTAAGTCGCTTAAAACCAAAGCGGCGTACAACAAGAAACCGTCGGTGCAGAAGAAACGTGTACTGCAGAACAAAGCGAGACGACACGCACTAGCAAAAGGTACAGTTAAAAAGGGAGACGGCAAAGACGTTGACCACAAAAAGCCTCTAGCGAAAGGCGGTAGTGGTAAAGACTCAAACACACGAGTGGTTAGTCAGAAAACAAATAGAGGGTGGAGAAAGAAGAACCCGGAGATGTATAAAAAAGGGAGAAAGTAAATGGCAGCAAACGATAGGCAAATCAGCGGTAAACACTACCAGACTGACATTCAGCCTTGGGACTTCATAGTCGCAAACAACCTTGGTTACTTAGAGGGCAACGTTATTAAGTACGTGTGTCGCTACAAAGAAAAGAACGGTATTGTAGACCTACATAAGGCGCAACACTATTTAGATAAGTTAATCGAGGGGATTGAGAATGCTAGTTTGGAAAAAGAAGAAGGCGTTAGTACTACGGACTAGAGAACCCGACAGAATACTAAACGTCATATCGTCAGCTAAGGCGATAAAAGTAAAAGGGGAAACCCTAGTGGCAGTACCCCATAAGGTTGAGGAAACCAAGGTACTAAGGAACTTGGGGTTTGATGCCCCTGCACCGATAAGACACCACTACGAGTGGCCGGGAAGGTTCAAGCCTTTTAAGGCTCAACTAGAAGCCGCGGCTTTCTTGTCAATGTATAAGAGAGCGTTCAACTTAAGTGAGTTGGGTACGGGTAAGTCACTAGCGTCGCTATGGGCGTACGACTACCTTAGAAGTGTAGGTAAGCTGAACAAGGTTTTAGTTATTGCCCCACTATCCACGTTGGAAAGAACTTGGGCAGACGAGATATTCAACCACTTCACACACCTAACATGTGCAGTAGTACATGGTACTAGAGCGAAACGAATGAAGCTATTAGCGCAGGACGTGGACGTGTATATCATCAACCATGATGGTGTTGCTATCGTAGAAGAAGCGTTACGCGCCAGACAAGATATCGATCTGGTCATCGTCGACGAGATTGCACAGTGCGCTCGTAACGCCGGTACTGATAAGTGGAAGGTAATAAATACAGTAGTAAACAAGCACAAGAACAAGAGGTGGTGTTGGGGTATGACCGGAACGCCTACTCCTAACGCTCCTACAGATGCTTGGGCGCAGTGTAGATTGTTGGTTCCCGAGAAGGTTCCACCTTACTTCAATAGGTTTAAGATGCAAGTGATGCGTCAGATAACTCAGTTTATATGGCAACCTAAGAAGGACGCATTGGACATAGTAAAAGACGTTATGCAACCGTCCGTTAGGTTTACTAGAGATGAGTGTGTAGACTTACCCCCTTTAATGTATGAAACACGACAGGTAGCGTTAACTAAAGAGCAGACTAAGGCGTACAGTGAGATGCTTAACAAGCTAAGGACTCAAGCGGACAGTGGTGACATCACCGCAGTTAACGAGGCTGTGAAGATGGCGAAGTTAATCCAAATTGCATGTGGTGTCGTCTATGCTGACGATGGTAGTGAAGTAACGATACCGTCGAACCCTCGCATAAAAGAGACCAAGGACATTATCAGCGCGGCGGAAGGTAAAGTGATTGTGTTCGTACCTTACGTATCGTCGGTTAAGATGGTGTCAGAGGAGTTAGCCAAGCACTTCACAGTAGAAACAATTCACGGTGGAGTTAACAAGAACGAGCGTGACCGTATATTCGGTGAGTTCCAAAAAGGGAAAGACTTAAAAGTAATCGTGGCACAACCCGCGGCGATGTCTCACGGACTGACCCTAACAGCGGCGAGTACGATAGTTTGGTACTCATGTGTTACATCTAATGAAGTATTCGAACAAGCGAACGGTCGTATTAACAGACCGGGGCAGAAAATGAACAACTTTATCATCATGCTCGAGGGTACAAAAGTCGAACAACGTATGTACAAAAGACTTAAGAACAAGCAGAAGATGCAGGGCGCACTGCTTGAAGAAATAAAAGCACATAGAGACGAACATATTGCTTGACACGGCAAAATGTTTAGGGTATTCTTGTACTCTCTTGAACACATACGGAAGGATTTGAACTTATATGAACTTACTTAGACCGGAAGAAGTTTCGGAAAAATTAGGAATTACGAAGGGTGCTTTACCAGCACTTCGTAGGCGAGAAGTTAGTTTCCCTCAACCTATAAGAGTCTCTCAAAAGGTTCTTCGTTGGGACGAGGCTGACATTAACAATTGGTTAGTAAACAAAAAGGAGAGTGGTGATGGCGAAAGCGAGTGATATGGATGATGGTTCTTTATTGAAACTATTCATCGCACTGCGTGACCGTAGAGCCCGTAGAAAAGCGGACTACAATGCGGACGACGCAGGAGACAAAGAGAAGCAGAACAATATTGAGGTGGAGTTCCTAAAGCGTTTCAACGAACGTGGTATTGATAACGTATCTTCCAAAGAGTTTGGTACGGCGTATCGTTCCACAAGAGTATCGGCAACAGTTGCTGATTGGGACTCTTTACTTGAGCACATCAAGGCGGATGAAGCGTGGGAAATGTTAGAGCGCAGAGTTAATAAGACAGCGGTTCTTCAGTACAAAGAAGAAAACGAAGACTTACCCCCTGGTGTGAATTGGAACGAAACCCAAGTGGTTAACTTTAGAAGGAAGTAGTATGGACATGATTAACTTAGACGCAGAATTGCCTGCACACCTAAAAGACACCTTCAGTGGTACTAACCCGTTCGCAGCGGCAGGTAGTGCTGAAGGGTTCAAACGACTTACAACTAAACTGCACTCGTTCTATATGGAACACGGAGGCATGCGAGAGGAAATCGGAGTGGATACATTAGATGTTGTCATCTTGGAAGCTAACCCGAATAAATCTAAGGTCTACTATGCTGACGGTTTTGAGGACGGTGGGTTTGTTAAACCAACTTGCTATTCGAACAACGGTACAACACCTGCGGAACATGCAGACTCACCTCAATCTAAGAAGTGTTCTATATGTCCTAATAACCAGTGGGGCTCTCGTATCACCGACAAGGGTGGTAAGGGTAAGGCGTGTTCGGACTCAATGAGGTTGTGTGTTGCTAACATCGACAGCGTCGACGACATCATGTTACTTAAGGTAACGTCGTACGCACTCAAGACCCTAGGGCAGTATGGTGCGCAGTTAGCCAAGAGAGGGGTAGACCCGAAGTACGTGGTAACTCAATTAGGGTTTAACTCCCAAGGGGATTTCCCGTCATTGACGTTTAAAGCAGTACGTTTCATCGAGGAAGAAGAACTGAAAGGTATTGACGAACTAATTAAGACAGAGCGTTCAACTATCGACCGAATTACCGGCACGGTGGACGCTCCGATTGATAACGTTGGGGGTTTTGCGATAACCCCCAAGAAAGAAGTAAAGGCTGAAAAAGCGCCGGTGAAAGCTGAACCTAAAAAGGTTGAACCGAAACCGGAAGTTAAAGCGAAAGCGCCGGAACCTAAAGCGGCTAGTGTGGAAGACTATGATGACATAGAAGACGCGTTAGACAACTTAGATTTTGACGATTAATATTAAAATAAAGGAGAAGTAAAATGGCTGAAGTAGCTAAATATGCGTTTAATAACGTAAAAGTAATGTGGGCTAAACTACAACAAGATAACCCGGAGCCGCCATACCAAGGTGAAGGTGTTAGTAACTGGACTATCCAAGCTGTACTAGATGACGCACAAGCAGATAAGTACAAGGAGACGGGTTTGTTCCCTAAGTTCAAGCGTAACCAAGAACACGACCTAGTGTTGGAAGACGGTCTACGCCAAGTGAAACTTAAGAAGTCATCAACGTTCGGTGTAGGCGGTAAGCCTAAGAACCCAGTAGTGGTTGTAGATGAGTATGGCAACAAGTTCACTGACCTTATCGGTAATGGTTCTGTGTGTAACATTCAGTGTTCAGCTCACACATGGAGTCGCGATGGCAAACAGAACACTTCACTAGAACTACAAGCGGTACAAGTTGTAGACTTAGTTGAGTACGTTGAAGGCGAAGGCGGCGACGACTTCGAACCAACTTTTGAGTTCAAGAAACAAGAGAAGGTTGCAATCAAAGACGTTAAGGTTCCGGTTGAAACGGACGACGTAGCAGAAGCGCTAGACGGACTAGACTTCGACGACTAATCTCGTCAATATAGGAGCCGGGGTTCGCCCCGGTTTTTTATGCTTTACGAAAAGTCCGCTATGGACTTTTACAAAAATAGGTAGAACATGGGGATTCAACAATTTTTAGAACTAGTAGTGCCGGACAAGGGGGCAAAGATAATAGCCCTAGCAACCCCAACGGGTAGAGGCAATATTTGGTTCAAGTACAAAAAGTACGACAGCGCCAAAGACGCAGCGGCAGCAGCTGAGTTCTTCGACGACAACGGGGAAACAGTTTACTTCGCGGTTAACTCATTTGGTGATTGGTACGAAGATGAGCGGAAAAAGAAAAGGCGCATACGAACTCAAGAGAACGTAGTAGCGTGCCGCTCGTTGTATGATGACTTCGACGTCGGCGGGAACGACAAAAAGAAGTACGCAACGAAAGAAGATGCCCTAGCGGACATCATAAGATTAGCAACAGTACTGAAGCTAACTCCAACGATTACTTCGTCGGGTGGTGGTTACCACTGCTACTTCTCTTTAGATGAGGACGTCGACCAAGATACTTGGAACGAACTGTCAGCACTTAAACGTGATGTCACGACCCATATGGGGTTGAAGGCAGACCGTGCTGTGGACATGGATAGTGCTCGTATACTACGACCGGTAGGTACTCACAACCGCAAGACTAACCCACCCGTTGAGGTTAGGCTAGTTAAATTAGGTAAGCAATACCCGACTGAAACAGTGCGAGATAGACTCCAAGCGTACATAAAAGAACATGACGTACAGCCTGCGCCTACTAACAACTACAGTAAGTGCAAAGGGGCTAACCCGTTCGCAGCGGCGTTAGGAGATTACCCGACAGCAGACGCAAACATAATTGCAGAACACTGTAGTGCTATCCGCGAGTTCAGAGATAAGGGCGGTGACATACCCGAGCCTCATTGGCACAGAGCCATCGGTGTAGTTAAACACTGCGAAAACGGTGCTGAGATAATTCATGATTGGAGTAAAGGGTACAAGGGTTATACCTTTGAAGAAACTCAAGCGAAAATCGATGAGTGGGAGTTCGGGCCGACATCGTGTGTTGAGATGGATAAGCACATTGAGTGTATGAAAGAATGCGCCATGTCTGAGAAGTGTAAGTTCTCAATCCAACTTGGCAACTCAGAAACCGCTGAGTCCTCTAAGGACGAAACGGAAACGGACGACGAACAGCCTGCGACAATACCGGTAATAGAAGGGCAGAAAATTCCGTATTGGCCGATGAGTGGCTACCGTTGGAACGGTAAGGCGTTGTCTAGGTCGATCAAAGATGACGACGGTGTTGTCCACTGGAGACCGTTCTGTAGGTCTTTCATATATCCTATCAACCGAATACAAGACTCCGAGGGCACTTGGGTAATTCATTGGCGAGCAAAAGAAAAGAACGGCAAGTGGCGTGAGTTCTTTATGCCTACATCAGAGTTAGCATCGACTGACATGATGGCGAAGACCCTAGCATCGCACGAAGTATTCTTAATGAGGACAAACAAATCGAGGAACGACATGGCTGAATTTGCAGAAGGTCTCATCGAAACACTCCAAGCGTGGCGTATGGAAACTAAAACATACAAGCAGTTTGGTTGGACGGAAGACCGTAAAGGGTTCGTAATAGGAACCAACATGATTAAGTTAGACGGTGAGGAAGAAGTACTGTGTGACGAGGATATGCCAGGAGACGTAGTTGTTAACTTCGGAACTTCGGGAACCTTAGAGCAGTGGACTGCCAACATCGACACTTTATACAATAGACCTGGAGCGGAACCGTTTCAGTTCGCTTTATGCCATTCAATGGGTTCTGTACTTGTTGAACTTATGGGTTCCTCGAACTGGCACGGTCTACCGCTCGCATTCACTGGCTATGGTGGTACGGGTAAATCTACTGCGGCTAAGATTGCTTGTGGATTTTATGGAAACCCATCTCACATGGAGCGCCAAACGGGCGAACAAGGTTCCACACTAAACGCCGTTATTAAGCGTATCGCTATTATGGGCTCAGTCCCTATGCTACTAGATGAGTTCTCGGGTAGAGCACCCGACGAGCTGACTAGAACGGGTTACGCTCTAGCTAACGGGCGAGACAAAGAGCGACTTGGTTCCAACGGTAAGTTTAATACCGTCGGCGGTCAGTGGTTCAAGAATAGTTTCATAACGTCGAACGACTCGCTGCACGAGAACATAAGTAAGTTACCAGCGGGTTATAGAGTTGAGGCGACCCAACTACGCTTCTTCGAAGTGCAACTGCCGGAGGATTTTAGAAGCACTGTGTTCCCCGACATCACGCAGTCGTTCGTCGAAGACCACATGGACAATGTGTATGGTGAAGCGTGTCGACCGTTCATTAGGTTCATTATCAAGAACCACGATTGGGTGCGTAGGCAAATAACAGCCGCGCGTAGTAAGTTTAACCCACAATCCAACGAAGACAACAAAGAACGTTTCTACCGTGACACTATTGTAACTGCAGTAGTAGCAGGTAAGATTGCTCAGAAGTTAGGCTTAGTAGCCTTCGACATGGCGGGTATGAAGAAGTGGGCGCTTGACCAAATCGTTCAGATGCGTGAGAGCCGTAAGGAAAGTAACACGGACATCAGTGAACACGTAGCGTCGTTCATCTCGACTCTGCCGGGACGACTCATCATTACGCTTCGCTTCGGTGACGCTAGAGCTAAGAAGAAAGAAATGCCTTTGGAACACTTGAGAGCACCTGCTGTTGGTAGAGTTTGTACCGAGGATAAGAAGGTGTACATAATGTCTAAGGCAGTTGGCGATTGGTGTAAAGAGCATGGAGTAGCACCGGCAGCAATGAAAGAAGAATTAGACCGAGGCGGTTACTTAATATATCATGCTGATGGTAAGCCTGCCGCTAAGTGTTACATCGGTTCGGGGACTACGGTTCCAAGTGGACAGACAAGATGTTATGAGTTTAACTATGGTAAGTTGTTCGGTGATAACGCCCCACTTAACTTGGTTGAAACCGACGAAGGTGTTGCTACTGAAACACTGTTAGATGTAGAGTAATTCCCATGCGGGGTTTTTATACGTTATGTTTTCCCCGCAAAGGTGCCAGCAGGCGGTGTGCCGTACAAAAACACCTGCAGTTGAGGTAGTACTACCTAGTCCTTTTATTCATGGGACGTTTCCATGAGCTATGACCCAACCGACTCGCCCACGATACGGGCTCCTTATTCTCCACAAAAGAAAAGGCTCGG